CCGCCATAAAGTAGATGGGCAAGCACCAAAAAATAGCAATCCATCAGATCCCGAATATCCAGGCGCAGGTTTAGTTGCCTGGTTGTTGTGGGGTGGAGATTCCAATTTCAGTGATAGAGCGCAAAACTGGGCGCAAAGCAAGATAGATGCACTAGATGCTGAAGCCGATTCAAGGAGCAAAATGAGCAAAAAAATCGAACGCCGTACATTTACAGTTCAAGATGTTGAAGCACGCCAAACTGAAGATGGAACAATGCGCTTACGCGGCTACGCTGCAGTATTCAATGATGCAAGCGTTCCCCTACCTTTCAAAGAAACAATTGCCCCTGGTGCATTTCGCAAGACTTTGAGCGAAACACCGGATGTACGCCTTCTCATAAATCACGAAGGTTTGCCTTTGGCTCGCACTAAGAATGGAACTCTCACACTCACTGAAGATGAGCGTGGCCTATTTATGGATGCAGTAATTGCAGATACAAATGAAGGCCGTGATTTGTATAAGTTGGTTGAGCGTGGAGATGTTGATCAGATGAGTTTTGCTTTCCGAGTCATTCGCCAAAAGTGGAATGATGATCGTTCGGTTCGCACCCTTACTGAAGTTTCACTAGCAGATGGAGATGTTTCAGTGGTTACTTATCCTGCCTACCCAACAACAAGTGTTGAGGCACGCGAAGCATTACGCAATGCAATTGAAGCAATTAAGGAAGGCCGTGAAGTAACAGGCGAATCTTTGGTTGTGCTAAACACCATTTTTGAAGATTTAAGCGAAGGCCACGATTACATTATGAAGGCCGTTGAAATGATGGCAATGCTTACAGGTGGAGAGCCTGAAGAGGAAATTGAAGTCGAAGAGCCTGAACTTGAGCTAGAATCGGCAGATTCAAACGCTACTGCAGGCCGTTCAATTTCCCTACGCCTAGCAAAAGCAATTATCAACAACACAAAATAAGTTTCTGTTAGCAAAGCGTTAACAGATTGAAGCCGGAGCGAATCCCACACCCTAAAAGCGCCGTGGAGAGCATCGCCACCACCTCACAAATCAAAACACTCATTGGAGAAAAATGTCTAAGTCATATCTTGATATTGCTCTTGAGCGCCGTGATGCAGTTAAGGTTGAAATGGATGCAGTTCTAGAGGCAGTTGCTGCCGAAGAGCGCACCGATCTTACTGCAGAGGAAACCGAAAAGGTTGATGCTCTCGTTGAAGAGGCACGCGCACTTGATGCAAAGATTGAAAAGTTCTCAACACAGGCTGCTGCAGATGCAAAGGCTGCTGAAGTTCGCGCTTCAGTTGCAGCAGTTGTAGCACCAAAGGTAGGCGGAGCAACAGTTACACGCGAAGCCCGCACATACACACCTGAAGCAAATGTTTCATTCGTTAAGGATGTTTACGCTGCTCAGATTCGTGGCGATTACTCAGCGCAAGAGCGCCTAGCACGCCACACACGCGAAGAATCAATTGAGCGCCGTGATGTTGATACATCAAACTTTGCGGGCCTAGTTGTTCCTCAGTATTTGGTTGATCTCGCTGCACCTTATGCACGCGCAGGCCGCCCAACTGCAGATTTCGCAACATCAAAGCACGCACTTCCAGCTTCAGGTATGACGCTAAACATTAGCCGTATGACTACTGGAACATCTACTGCAGTTCAGGAAACACAAAACACTTCAGTTTCTGAAACTGATTCTGACGATACACTGCTCACTATTCCGGTGCGTACAATTGCTGGCCAGCAGGATCTCAGCAAGCAGGCAATCGAGCGCGGAACAGGGATTGATACATTCGTTGTAGCAGATCTCATTCGCTCTTGGCACACAACTGTAGATGCTCAGGTTCTAAACGGAACAGGCTCAAATGGCCAGTTCAAGGGAATCCGCGCTTCAGGTGGAAATGCAATCACTTACACTGCAACAACACCTACAACTGCACTTCTCTACTCAAAGTTGGCAGATGCGTATCAGCAAATTGAGAGCAATGTTTTCATCGCTCCAACACACTGGATTATGCACCCACGCCGCCTTGCAGCAATTCTTGCTTCAAGCGACACAACAGGCCGCCCATTGGCAGTTCCAACAGGAAATGGCCCAATGAACGCTACTGCAGCAGGCGCTGGCCTTCCAGGATATGGCAACTCAGGTTACACAATCCTTGGACTTCCAGTTATCACTGATGCAAATGTTGGTACAACATACGGCGCAGCAACAAACCAGGATGAAATCTACTGCGTTGCAGCACCAGAAATGCACCTTTGGGAACAACCAGGATCACCTTTTGCACTCTCATTTGATGCAACAGGCGCTGGTTCACTCACTGTAAAATCTGTTGTTTACGGCTTTGGTGCCTTCTCAGCAGAGCGTTACCCACTCGCTGCCTCAATCATTTCAGGCACCGGTTTGGTAGCACCAACTTTCTAATCTAGAGAGTTAAAAATTGTGAAGGTTGGGTTAGTTTCCCCCAACTAGCCCAACCTTCACTTCTCAATTAATCGGGGGATTATGAAAAGCGCACATAAAGTTTCAATTGGTAGTTGTGATCCCGGTACTGTTGATGGCGGGTTTGCATTTAGCTTGATTCAACTTACTCAATCTAGGGCATCTCGATTAGGCCCCTTTGTGCGAATCAAGGGTTCAGGGCTTTTATCAAAGCAACGCAATCGGTTGGTTAAGCAATTCTTGGAAACCAAATCTGATTGGCTCTTAATGATGGATTCAGATGAGCAACTGCCAGTTTCAAGTTTTGATAAATTGGTTGAAGCGGCTCACGAAAAGGAACGCCCGATTGTGGCGGGATTAGTATTTGCAAGTTTTGAAACAGGGTTCCCATACCCCCAACCAGTTCCAACAATCTTTCAAGATGCACCTGAAGGCTTTTTGCCTTTGAACAAATACGATAAAGATTCGCTATTTGAAGTAGATGCAGCAGGCACCGGTTGCCTTTTGATTCATCGCAGCGTGCTAGAAAAAATGCGTGATGAAGCTGATGAACACCAGGGGCAAGATTGGTGTTGGTTTTGGGATGGACCTATCCACGGAAACTGGATTGGTGAGGATTTACAGTTTTGCCGGCGCGTTAGATCACTTGGCTTTCCTATCTACGCCCACACGGGCGCGATTTTGCCTCACTCAAAGCACTATTGGTTAGATGATAGGCAGCACGATATATGGAACGCATAAAAAGAATTTTAAGAATTAAGGTAAAATCAAAGGAAACTACTACCGCCGTTCCTGAATTGGAACGCGCAATGATTCCCAAAGTAGAAACGAGAATAAAGCGTGGCAATCACTAACGGCTATACAACGCTTAATGATGTGAAATCAGCTTTGAACATTGAAGATTCAATGGAAAATGCGAGTATTGAGATGGCTATTGCCACCGCAAGCCGCCAAATTGATGATTATTGTGGCCGTTTCTTTTATACAGATGGAACAGTTCAAGCGCCTGCAACTCGATACTACACGCCTCAAAACTATTGGGTTTTGCCAACTGATGATTTTGTGAGCATCAGCGAGATTGCAACAGATGATAACTTTGATCAAACCTACGATACTGTTTGGACTGCTACCGATTCAATGTTTGAGCCGGTTAATAACCCTTCAAGGGGATGGCCATTAACCCGCATCCTTGCAACAGGTGCCTATGTTTTCCCAAGCCCACTGCCACAATCTGTACGGGTTCGAGGTATTTTTGGATGGTCTAGCGTTCCTTTTGAGGTAAAAACTGCCGCAAAGATTCAGGCTTCCCGCCTATTCCTACGCAATCAATCACCTTTTGGAATTGCCGGCAATACAGATTTAGGAACAGTTCGCTTGGCTGCAAAGCTAGATGCCGATGTTGAGGCTCTGCTGCGCCCTATGCGCCGTAACAATGGCTTGGCTAAGTAATGATACCTAGCGAGGTTAGAAACGGCTTAAAAGCCAATCTAGAGGCTATTAAGGGTATCCGGGTGTATGAACTCATACCTACACCGGCAGTTGCCCCTGCAGCCATTGTTGGCCAGTTGGATTTCACTTTTGACCTGAACAACGCCCGTGGCTTGGATCAGGCAAACCTAGATGTAATAGTTTTGGTACAACGCCTTAGCGAGCGCACTGGCCAAAATGAACTTGATAAGTATCTAGCAGGTTCAGGGGATTACTCAATTAAGCAAGCGATTGAATCAGATCGAACTCTTGGCGGTGCCTGCAATACCTTGCGGGTTACTTCAGCCGAGGCAGGTAGTTATTCATCAGGTGATATTGAATTCCTTTCATATCGTTACCGCATCACAATTTGGGGATAGGGAGAAAAATGAGCTACACAATCACTTCAGATAATTTTGAAGGCAAGGCAAAGGGTGATTCAATCACCGAAAAAGAATTGCTTGAATCAGGCTTGAACATTGAAGCACTGATTGCAGGCGAGCATCTCAAGGATGCAAAGGCAACAATCAAACCGGCTACAGTAGAGGAAACTAAATAATGGCCCGCATAGTCCTAACAAACGCGTACATTACAATTAACGGCGTAAATCTTTCTGATCATATTGGCAGTGTTACGCTAACAACAACTGATGATGTTGTTGAAACCACTGCATTTGGAACATCTGCGCGTACACGAATCGGTGGCCTTGCAGATAATTCAGTTGCTCTTGAATTTCATCAGGATTACGCGGCTAATTCAGTTGAGGCAACAATCAACGCAGCAGGTTCATCTCTTGTAGGAACAGTAACTGCAGTAGTTGTAAAGCCAAATGGTGCTACAACTGCAGCCGATAACCCTGCATATAGCTTTAATGCTTTGGT